TTCTTCTTGTTCTTCTACGACTTCTTCGACGACTTCGTTATTCTCTTCCATTATTATTCCCCATGAATGTGGACTTTTCGTTGCCAACTTCTATGCAGCTATGATCTCTCAAATGATCTTTGTGCTGCCTTCTCCCGCCTATGCGCTCACCAGTAATAACGCTTTCATATGGTTCTATATCACCTATTACATTGTGTGCGCTAGACCTGACCTCATGTTTCGGCACTAACTTGCCTTCCCTGATAACGTATGTTTTACGCACGACTAAACCCTACCTGTGCTTTCAAAAGCATCTCCTGTTTTTTCTGGTCTAGTTCCCGTTGCTCCAGTTCCAGTTCAGCCCATTTCAATTTATGCTCCTGGTCGAGCCTTGCGCTTTCCACCGCCATCTTTTGCTGGTCTATCTGGTTCTTTTGCTGCAATTCAATGATGTTAATTTGTTCTTTGCTTGGGGCTTGCTGCTCTTGCTGTTGTTCTTGAGGTTGCTGTTCAATTAAATCTTCAATCTCTCTGCTAACCTTGAATCGTCTGGATGCCCATAGAAGTATTTTTAATGAGATATCTCTTGGTATTCCACCCTGCGCGGTCAATTGCATGAAGCCACCAACCGCCTGTAGGTATTCGGCCACTGCTGCTTTGTCTGCTGCTTCATCCGCTATAACTGTACTGTCTGTCTCTACTTCTATTTGGTAGGAATCGTCATCCCGTAACAGATCAAGTATCTCTGGAGTTACTGGTAGACCCGTCATTTTTGACATGGTTTCAGGGCTGAATACTTCGCCTATAATTTCCGCCATCAAACGGAATATGTCTCTGACAAATCGCTGCACCTTTTTCTGCCTAGGCATTAATCGCAGGGAAGAAAACTGTGCCTTCAGCATCTGTGCGCCTTTGGTTTCCCTTGGGTCGCTTGAACCACGCTGAATATCGGAAATGCCTGTCAACTCAAAAATACTTTGTATCAGCCTGGTGCGTTCTTGATACATTCCGACCAATACCTGTGCGGTGCCTTCTATCGGGATGAAATCTATTGAGCCTCTAAAGCCGCCTTTTTCAGAAAAGGCTGCCCAGTTATGGGCGGGGATCATTGTGCCTTCACGGGTCTTGAATATGTTTCCTAACTCTTCATTAGCGGCATCATATACGCCACGAACCTTCAGCATATTAACCAGGTGATTTATTCGACCAGTAATATCGTTCAATTCATCGGCCTGGTCTTTATACAATTCAAACTCAGGAACGGGCAGCATCGTGCGGTCTGTTTCTATCGAATACAGAGGCCGTGGCATTGGGAAAAAGTCTTTTAAATTAAGGGGATCGTCACGAACGTCTAACGGCTCGTCATAACCTTCGCCAATAAAAATAACTCTCCTAGTGCGTTTATCCCATATCTCCCAGACCCTACATCTCTTGACAATATCATCTGGCAATTCTGGATCGTATCCGTCTGGTAGAATGGTCATCGGGGCTTTCTTTCCCTTATCCCCGAAATTCTCTGTTAAATCTTCGCGTGTTTGGATCGTTTCAAAAGCAACCCATTGAACCTCTGACCACTGCCTGGCAGGGCCAAACCGCACCTGGTCGTATGGTATAAACTCAACTTCTACAGTCTCGTCTACCAATACTTCCTCATCCATCGCAAAAAATGCGCCTTCCTCGTCAAACTCTGGTTCCTGTTCTTCCCCGTTTTCATCTGTGTAACGTAGAAACGGATCTGTATCGGAGTTTGCTTCTGTCAAGGTCATACGAGTGGAAGTCATCTCGTATTTGGGACGATAATGCACTCTGCTAATACCACGACCCGTCAACAGCATATCCTGAACGGTGCGCTCTACAGATATATCAAACTCGCTGTTATCGACCATTGCTTCTATCGCACGCTCAATAATCATTGAGCCGCCACGAGCCGATGCATCACCTGCGCCAAATCTACGCCTGACATCAGGCTTTGCTGTATTGGAATATAATGCTGGTCTGAGAGTTTCTGTGTTCGCCCACAGAATATTAAAGGTTTTGCCCTTGCTTATATCGCCGTCATTCCGATAGCGTTTCTCTATCTTTTCGGCAGTTTTCCGCCACTTTTGCTCACGTTTTGAAGCCAGGTCAAGCTCATGCCTCCAGCGTTGCACTGTTTCATCTGGAGCATAATCGTCCTCAGTGTTCAATTTGTTCCCCTAATCTCATCCGTATATTTCAACATCTCATTGAAGGTCGGTGTCTTACTAATATCAGGCAAACTCACGGGCGGCTTTTTCGCCCACGGTCTTGACATACACGCATACCGCCACTCGTCAGCAGCGTGATCTTCTGAGGTTGTGTCTAAATCTTCCGCTCTGTTAGGGTCGTGCGGCAAACTAGGAATCGTGCGAATTGAATCAACACAAGTATTAAAACAATAAATCATAGGACTATCATCGCCTATCATTCTTGATCGCATTTCTGCCCAACCAGACATTGCACCCCTACCTCCGATGCGTTTGTTGTCTGCCCTTCTCCATAGTACGCCAGCTTTCGCCATCTGTTCAGCTATGGATGGGCCTCCTTGTACCATAAAAATGGACGGGTCGGCTACCCCATAAGTGATCGGTTCTTTTCCTTCCCGTTGTTTGATTCCCACAGCTATCGCTTCGTTAGTAATTTTCAAACCAGTATTCGGTGCGCTTGCTCCATACCATTCCCGATAACGTATCATTGCACCCTTTGGATATACACGGCCATCAACGTCCATGCCATCTGATACAGCCCACCATCCAACACTGAAAGGTGAAGCGGAGCCCCAATCAAACGAGCGAAATTTTAACCAATGCTCAGGTATAGCAAACGGCGTAATAACGTGTCTATCAGATCTCCAGCACTCAAAAAACGCACCTTCGACAACATCCCAATCACCCTCTAACCACGCTCTTACTAATTCGGCGGAACCTGTAGCTTTCAAGCGGTCTACATAATGGGGGTCGTTTTTCAGTAATAGCTGGTTGTTATCAACTTTGGCAGGGATGAATACCCGCCTGGTGTTGTTTTCTTCTACTATCTTATAGCCCTGCGGTGCTGGATCGACATATCTGCTTTTGACCCAGTTATGACCAGGCCCACCAGGGTTTCCAGTGCCGTACATTTGACAGGGAATACCCTCCGCTGACCGCAAGGTAGCCTTGATTTTCATTACAGGTATTTGACTTGGGTAATTGCCCAGTTCGTCCCATATAACATCGGTATATGAATGGCCTTGGAACTTCTCGCTATCGGCATCACGTTCCAATGCACGAAATCTAAGTGTGGCTTGGTTTGGGAAAGTCCACAACTTTTTGTAATCTTGCCATTCGGCGCCGACAGCCCCGTATATCTGTTTACTTCGGTCTATCGCTGCCTCAAGCTGCGGATACTCCCGTCTGAAGAATATACCTCTGACATGACCGCCATGCTTCGCAGCCTTCAAAGCGAACTTCCCCAAAACCCCGTCGCTTTTTCCTCCCCCCCTTGCCCCTCCGTAAAAAATCTCCTCAACGGGGCAGCGTACTAATGAGGCTTGCGGCCCTGCTTGTGGTCCCCAAGCGATTCTGTTAGCCATTCCTCCTCCGTTAGTTCTGGGCCTTCTATAAATACAGCGAACTCTCTGCTTTCCACAACTTGGGTTTCTTTCCAACCTAACCTGGTTTTACACCAAAAGATCTGGGCTGCCACGTTCCCGTTAATTGCGTTCTGGTATAAAGACAGAGCAACCCTAGCGTCAGCCTTGGCCTTGCTTAGATCGAGTTCTTTTCTGTAATACTTCGTTAATGTTTCCCTGTTAATCTCGAGAACCTTGGCAATAGTCTCATGTGGCGTTCCTATGGTTGCCAGCATTTGACACTGTTCTCTAGTTTTCTCAGTGGGCTTGTGCATCCCGTTTCTCCTTAAATGTCTCGCCTGTTTCTAATTTCGCGTCCTTTCCAGTAAAGTTTTCCCAGCGGGCAACAGCTACATCTACATAAACAGGGTCTAATTCCATGCAATATGCTATGCGCTCTACGCTATGCGCCGCTACCAACGTAGAGCCACTGCCTCCAAACAAATCAAGAACTGTATCCCCCGCTTTACTACTATTCTTTATTGCCCGTTGTATTAACTCTGTAGGCTTTTGCGTAGGATGCACGTACTCCGTTCTTTTTTCCCGACTACACTTCCATATATCTGTTTCTTTTCTGCCCCCATACCAAGTATGACCTTTCCCTCGCTGAAACCCATATATAATAAGCTCATATTGATAACGATAGTCTTGCCAGCCCATCCCTCCTGAACCCTTATCCCATACAATGCAGCACGATACATTTTTTTCTGCATTGACGATCTTTTGATAAAACTTTGGGTAACTGTCCTTCCAATTGCAACAAATATAAAACGATGCTCCATTTTTGGATGCTGTAAATATTAACGGCAAAAACTGATCTATAAATTGATCAAACATTTCGTCACTCAGGGCATCATTTTTGATGCCCTTTTGAAGCCTTTTATTTTTTCCTCGACTTTTATAATCAGCGTTATACGGCGGATCGGTGAAAACCATATCCGCTTTCTGCCCTGCCATTAGAACATCGACCGCATCGATGCTTGTACTATCCCCACATAGCAAACGATGGTTTCCCAGGAGCCACAAGTCTCCCTCTTTGCTTACTGGCGTTTCTGGTTCTTCAGGTACTTCGTCTGGATCAGTCAGCCCCTCCTTATTGCCAATCAACGCATCCAGGTCTTTTGCATCAAAGCCCAACAGGTCTATATTGAACTCCGCATCACTTAGCTCTGTCAAATCCAAACCTAACAAGTCCATGTCCCAGCCTGCATTCAGAGCCAGTTGATTGTCTGCTATCCTGTATGCTTTTACTTGGTTAGGGGTTAGGTGTTCAATACGGAGCGTTGGCACTTTCTTCATGCCAAGTGTTTTCGCCGCCATCAATCTGCCGTGGCCTACAATCAATACATTATCTTTATCCACCAGGCATGGTGCTAGAAACCCGAACTCCTTAATTGATTCCGCTATCTGTGCGACCTGTTTTTCATTATGCGTTCTAGCGTTCTGCGGATACGCTTTAAGGCTATCAACGTCTACCTGTTTGAACTGCATTACTGCCTCTTTTTATAGTGCTGGTTTTTTCTTCTTATATCCAGATGCGTAAATTGCTTTCGCCTGGTCAACCGCTCCCTTTTTCGTAGCGTATACCTTGCCAGACTTTCCCCATTTCCACCCACCTTTTACCTGCTGTATCGGCATAATGCCTCCTAAACCCCTGATATATATATATAACTTAGCTATATACTTCTATAACCAGTTTGGTATAATAATCAAGTAAACGGGCATTAGGCCCATAAACCCAGAGGGGAGAATACCATGAAAAACAACGAAATCAAAAAATTCGCAAACTTAATCATGTACTCTGACGTGAAACCTTTTGAGGTCGTCCGTGTAATTTCTGACAAAACCATCGAGGTTCGTGAGATGACCGCCACGGCACTTCCTTGGAAAAAAGAGATCCAGGCTGGTGGCTTCTCGCATCATTGCTCAAACCAGCATGACCAGAAATGGTCAATAGAGAGCGACACGAGCACCCCAGTAATTCGCGCTAGGCTCCGCAAGGATGGCAACTTTCACTCCAGTTTTGGCCGTCATGTAATGGCTGACGCACCTCGCAAATTTTACAACTACAACTTTTAGGGGGGGGAGAATATCATGACACATACTGAACGTACAGACATCAAAGTCGGAGACATCTTCAGCTGTAGTTGGGGATATGACCAAACCAACGTGGATTTCTATATGTGCGTTGGCTTCACAAAACACTTTATGAAATATGTCTGCATTAACACAGAAATAGTAGGCAGCGATGGTTCTAGCGCTGACTTGGTTGCGCCTGGAAAGTCTGAGGGTAAAAAAGTCCGTAGAGCAAAACTCTTTGATTTCGGTAATGGCCCAGGCTTTGCTCCAGCTAGTTATAGTTGGGCTACCAAATGGGATGGCAACCCCGTTCACCAAACAGCCCCTGGCTACGGGCATTAAGAAAGAGAAAGGACAGAGAGATGGCAACAAAGCATTACACGATCAAGCTAACTGAGGCTGAGATGGATGCCTTGAAATGGGTTTGGATTGAGGGGTATCGGTATAGTTCAAAACCTATCTTTTTATTCTCAAAAGAGGTAGCTGCAGCGAGGCGCGCTGAGACAAAGATTTTTCGCGCAGAATTTAACCAACGTAGCCAAGAAGACAAATCCAAAGCAGATGCTTTGAAATTGCTTGATATGAAATGGAGGGCAAAATAATGACTAAACCATTCCAAGACGTTATCGACAAACAATGCCCTGATTGCGGTGCAACGGGGTGCGGCGTTAACTTTGAACAGACACAGAAACTAGCAGCGGTAGGTGTCGCCAAGCGTTTTAAGAAAGACGTTAGCAAACTGACCGATTTAGAGAAATGGTCGGGCTATCGTGAGAGCATGAAACGCCGCAAGCTCGACCCTGACTGTATAACCTGTCGCGGTACATTACATTGGGCAGATATGGAGCCTGAGCGCTTCAAACGATATCGCCAGGGGTTAGGATTGTCCATCGTAAATATTGCAGAGCTTGCCGATGTTGAACCGCGCACTGTTCGCAGGTGGGAAGATACAAAAAAGCCACCAGAAGATGTCGTAGATATAATCTTCAGTATGGAATGGCTGGTGATTGCCTACATAAACCAAAGAAAGAACGAGCCAGAAAACAAACCCTTGTTATACGATTTTATGCGCGAATGGGAAAAGATACTCCCTGATTTTCAGACAGGCACATATTACCGAATATGGGTTTCAACCCTGGAAAGACGATGGAATGAATATCGCCGTGTTAGTGATTTTCGCAATAAGGAGGATTTATGGCTAAATGCTTAGAACAATTGACACTTTCTCTGGAATTGGAGGCTTCAGCTATGGTCTCGAAAGACTCTGTGGAGGATTTGAAACCGTTGCATTTGTCGAGCAAGACAAATTCTGTCAAAAAATTCTCCGAAAACACTGGCCCGACGTACCAATCCACGATGACATCCGAACATTCCCAACAGATGGACTTGGAAGAATTGACCTTCTGTGCGGAGGCTTCCCCTGCCAGCCTTGGAGCACGGCGGGAAAAAGAGAAGGACATGAGGATTCGCTCAACCGTGATCTCTGGCCTGAGATGGCTAGGATTATTCAAGAGCTACAACCTCGATGGGTCATTGGCGAGAATGTCCGAGGATTTGTTAACGAGCCGATGGGCCTCGCCAGGACACTTACTGACCTGGATTCCCTTGGATATCAATCAACATATTGGATTTTGCCTGCAGCTTCAGTCGGAGCACCGCATCGGAGAGACAGAGTGTGGATTGTTGCACACGCCTACAGCGACAGCGAACCAGATGGCACCCTCAATGCAGGGCCGAGATCGGGGGAGTTGGTGGCCGACACCAAACGCATCGGACAATCGCGATCGGGGGAATCTGTCCGACCCATCGATACAAAGGAGAATCAAAATGGGAAAACAGGTGGGGCTGACTATGGCAGTCAAAGAGACGAAGGGTGGTGGATCACTGAACCCTCAGTGGGTCGAGTGGCTCATGGGATTCCCAATAGGGTGGACCGACTTAAAGCCCTTGGAAACGCAGTTGTCTCGCAAGTCGTCGCACAAATCGGCAAAGCAATCCTGAGCGCGGAAGAATGGGAAAATTCCAACTAACAGAGAATGAGCAAACAGGTGTCCGTATATGGAGGGTCAAATAGGGGGTATTGAAACGCTTTTTTTTCGTCTTTCAGTACCCTTACAGCAAAAAACCTAGGCTTTACAATGGTTTTGCAAGGGTTCGTATATCACAAAAAAATTCATTTTTACGAACCCCCAGGAGAAAAAAATGCAAAGATTACTTGAGAGAACCCATCCAAACAAGCATCTGCCGTGGACAGGAAATCCCGACCTATATCACAAACGCCATTATTTCTGGTGGGTATACAAAGAGGACGGCAAAAGGTTTGAGGAAACCGATACTCTAGCCGTTATGATAATTCCGAAAATATATAGTCTTTAACGCTTAGGAAGGGGGTTCGGTGATGGTTTGCCGTAGCCCCCTTTTTTTGTGCCTTTTTTCTTACCCAATTTGAGCCTCCATTAAATCCAGAACCTTGCAAACAACGCCGGTACCTATACTGCGCCTTAATTCGGGGATTGTCACCCCATTTTGGATCGCCAATGATACCACGACAGAGGCATCGTCCAGTATCTCATCTATCTGAGAGCCTGGTTTAACAGACCTTATGAACACTTCTTTTGGCTTCGCGTTGTCGTTATAGCCTACAGTAACACTGTATTGCATCCCCTCATGCTCCGCCGTGTGAGTCACGGACATTCTTCTGTTCGGTAGTACCTCGCGCATTAAACATATCCTCTTCTTGCTCTTTTTTTGCTCTATTCGCTGATTGATAGTCTTTCCATTCCACGCTTTTGAAAATAGCTTTGTGATTAACCCAACGAGTGAAACGGCGTTGATATGAGTCAGACCTGTCGTAAGGCATAGCGTAAGGATCGCACCCGTAGTCGCGCAGCTTCTCAACTCGATATAAGTCTTGTTCTGGTGTCGTGTTAAATCCGATTAAGACATAAAACGCCATCTGGTGAGGCTTGACTCCTGCATCCGTGACGATTTTGATCCCCTTGTCGATTAGTTTTTCCGTCCCTTTCCCCCATTGATCCCAGGCAAAATGCACTTGTTTTGCAGTTTTGTTAATATTGCTAAACTTGACAGAAGCTAACGCAGCGGCTTGCTCCTCTGTGATGATGCGAATATTCAAGCCTTGCGAGAAATTTACTTTCAACTTCAATGTTTTAATTTCGTCAATTCTTGCTTGCCAGCTTGGGTTTCCAAAAAAATCATTATCAAGTAATACTATAAAATCTGAATCTCGCTGCTGCCATATTTCCTCTATAGTATTTTCTTCGTAGGGCTTCCCCTCTTTTTGTGGAACCACGCAGAACTTGCAGCGAAAGCGACAGCCACGCATGGTGAAGCCTAAATTGTGAGGATAACCATAAAGACTGTAATCAGGAAAGTGCTTGTCTATTTCTGGAGGTAATAGTGTCTCATAGTCCCATCCAGTGCCTCCGATTTCCATGCGGCTTTCATCCAATATACTCTTATCGCTAAACTTGAAAATGGTAGACGCATAGATTTTATCGTAGGTATTTTGCCAAAGTTCGTCATACCAGACAACTTTATCGCCCTGATCCTTGTGCCACCCAGATAGTTTCATCAAAGCAAGGTTTGGTATCTTTGAATCGACATCAAGTAGGGCTATTTCTCTCGCCATCACAACAGTCCTTAAACTCCACAGTATCCTTCGCATTCGTTCTCAAACATAT